AGGACTGTCATTGCGACTATTAAACTTCCCTCTATCGCCTTGATAACAAGTATAAGAGCGCCATAAAGGGTAAGGCCGATAATCTTGGCCATAAATTCAAGGGCTGGCATTAGAGGCTGTATTTTTTCCCAAAACTGTTGGAATACAGGTAATAAGTTCATTCGGAAAGTAACGGCAACATTATCAAAGGCGGTTTTCAAAATTGTGATAATTCCAGTTTTCTGGTCAATTGTGTCCAGTAGCAGGTTGATTCTTCCGGTGAAAGTGTCTGCACCGGCGGTTATCTGCATAAATCCATAGACAAGACCGCCTATAATTGCGCCCCCAAGCACAAAGGGAGCAAGAGCCAGGGCGGCCGCTCCAAAAGCAGTCACCATTCCCCAAATTGCCGGAGTTAATGCTCCGACTAAAGCGCCTGTGATTATGTAAAAAATGTCCTGATTCTCTTTCAAGAAATTAATTGTTTTAGTAATTATTTCAGTAAGATTGCCAAGCGCTCCCGTAAGTTCCACTGTTACTTTTTTGGCTAGATCGAAAAGTCCGGTTTGTTTCACGAACTCGGCAGAAGCTATGGTTATGGTATCTTTTAGGTTGCTCCAAGACTGAGTAAGACTGCCAGTTTGATTTAAATAAGCATTGAAAAAACGTCCACCCGAATCATTAGCCCTATCA